GTGCAAGCATGTACACCCTCATGATGGGCAGGAAGTAGACACGCATCAGATACGAGAGCAGGAATGGCGCGCCCTCGAAGATGCGCACCTTCTTCTTCGTCATCTTGGTGGCCTCGTCCTTGTGGGATCCTTTGAACACGAAGTTCAGACGCTCGCGCCTCGCGAGCACGTCCTCTGCATCGGCCACCTCCTGCCGCATGGCTGCTGTCAGCACAATGGCCTCTGGCTGCTCGTCTGTGGGGTCGGCAGATATGAGGTGGTGCTTAGGGCCCACATATGGGAAGCCAGCAGCTGTGTGGACATTGATGCGCCGCACTGTGTGGCTGGAGGGTATGCCCGAACAAGCTTCGCGCTCTGTGAGTGGGACCAGGTACTTTTGCAACCTGCCCCCCACTATAGCACACGCAAGCTCGTCCGCAAGGTCCTGTTGGGCAAGCCGCAGGATGTCCGGATCCAACTGGCACATACCACCGAACTCCTGCACCTTCGTCACCTCCACACGTGACTTGCCAATGTTGGCGGGCGCATCATGCAACCTCTCCTCGCCGCACACAAGCTCAACTGCCCTACTGATGGGGCTCACTTCAAGGCGGCTCTTGGCCCGCACCTGGGTGAAGTTGGCTAGCGTGCCCAGCGGGATCAGTGGCGCGCCTTGTGGCGCCTCACGCAGTGCCGAACGCTCACACAAATCAGTGAGCTCCGCCTTCTCCTCATGGCCAGGGGGCACATATGGGCGCGTGTGGAGTTGCTGGACTGGCTCCAGCCTCACCACTGCCTGCTCTCTCAACTCCTGCAGGCCCGCCAGAATGTCTGCCCGCTTCACAACACAGGCCGCGCCGCTAGTTCCACACCCCATAGTGTGGAGCCCAGCGATGACTGGGTACCGCTGGTTGGCACAAATGAGTGCACCACATAGCCCTAGGAACGTCGGCTCAGAGCGAGTGTACCGCAGGCCAGTGTAGGTCCACCCATACTGAGCACAATGGACACCCTCAGTGTGGGCAAAGTACGTCTCCCGCACGAGCTCATGGCTCCCAAAGTCCCGCCTGAGCTCTAGTGCTGGGAAGCGCCCCCCCACATCATCTGTGAAGTGGGGTGTGAGGTCGACCATCGTGCCGCACTTGTTGACCTGCACCAACATCATGTCGCCAGGCAAGCGCACCAGAGAAGTGGACCCTACCTTGGCCTCGAACACTGGCCCTGTAGCTGGATCTGTCTTCCGGAAGCACATCTTGACAATCTGCGATTGGGCACCACTCTGGTTGATGAAGTTGTGTGCGGGCAACAGCGCCACGTTGTTACACACCATGAGCCCGTGTGTGTCTACAACGTTGCCAGATGCATAAACAAACCGTACCACATACAGCTGCCGACCAATACGCTGGTAGATCTGGTCTGCCGTCATGTTGGCGACGGGCCCATCTGCATGGCCGAACACTGCCAAGTTACGGCGTGCCCACACGTCAGGTCGCTCAACAGGGTCGGGCGGGGCGGCTTTCGACGATGTTGCGCCTTCCACTTCCCACACCAGTGGCTTCTCCTTCTCTTCTTTGCCACGCAGCAAGCCCTTCACCGCAAGTGCTGCTGCAATGCTAGTCAGCAACACTGCAAGAGTGACACCAAGGCGCCTTGTAGTAACAATGCCCACAATCGTACGCAATTCTTCCAACGACTTGCGTCGGATGCGGCGCTTGACCGTGTGCACCGCCACATAGGCGATGCCAAAGAGTAGGCAGAGATACACCAGGGCACTGCAGACCAACCCAGGCTCACATCTCACTAGCCACAACATGG